TGTAATTGCTGAGGTGGAACCCAGCTAACTTTAAACCTACCCTTTGGATCTGGATAAAATATTACTTGTGAATCTTTAACGCCATTTACCCATTGAAAATTACCTTGAGTAATTCCTAGTGTTCTAGACATTTCTTCATTATAATCTATCTGCTCGTATATTTTAACTAAGTTAAATATACTATTTTTTGTTTCATCACGAAAAGCATGCTCTGTAGTTCTTGGAAACTGGCGATAAAATTCATTTAAAGCATCTTGATCATCTTTTAAACCATCTACCTCATTTTGCCAATTATCTATTACGCCTACATCTATTAGTTCACCATCTGGGGCGAGCACATCTGAGTTAGGAGTAGTGAATACTGGAATTCCGTACTCATCAATAAATCCTTCGTAGTTCCATTCCATTGGGATAAACAGAGAGTATAAACCAGATTTTGTTTGACCGTTTCTATTTCTTTTAGTGACATCTGATGCATTATATAATTTTTTAAAGTTATCACCTCCTTTGTCTAAAGCATTTGATGTTGAACCCATCATACACTTACCAACTATCCTGCTACCTAATCTTAGACATGTTTTTGTAACGCGCCAGTTGTTTAATATATTATCTGGTCTTTCCCATTTACCGCTTTCATCATGTACTAATAAGTTTAGCTTTTCACCATCATAACTATTATCTCCTGTGTTTTTCCAATCAATAGTAGTATCTAATCCTTGTATATCTTCTAACTGCTCGTTAGCTGTTATTTTTTTTCTTGTAAACTTACTCGCTGGTACTCTATATGCTAATTCAGACTTAGGACGATCCATACCATCTTGAACAGGTTTAAAGAAAAAAGGATAATTAATACTAATAGGTACCACTTTGTCTGTAAACATTTTTTTAGCATCAGCACCTGTTTTAGATAATATACCATATCTACTATCACTTGAAATAGTAGCTAAATTAACTGTTTCTGCAGATGACATAAACGAAAACCCTGATCTTCTGTTCTTTAGATAGCACATACCATAGCATCTTTTATCAGCCTTACAAGCTTCCCAAAATATAAAAAACAATCTGTTTGCCTCTCTAAAATCAGGAGCACCTACATCGATTTTACTCCATTGTAAATACATATAGTGCGTACCAGTTATCCAGGTTGGATTACCATTGTTCATAAACCAAAAACCTTCCTCTCGTCGTTTGAACTCTTGGTCTATATAATCGTACCATTTTTCTTTTTCATCTTCCGGATAACCTCTCCAATCAAATATATTTTTTAAACGAGAGAGTTCTTTAGGTTGCTCGAATCTTACCCATTTATTTTTGGCGTGCTTATATATTTCTTTTGGAGCTTTTGGTAGCGCTATAATTAAATTTTGTATTTCTATAATTTCACCTATTTGACCAGTGTGAGATAATACAATTAAATCATGTTCTTTATCATAGCCGTATTTCCACTTTTTACCTTTGTTAAGTCTACTAATAGTAGTTTTTTTAACTGGCTCAACTGTTTTAACTAAACTTTGCTCGTACATTACTTAGATCTACCTTCTGCGAATCCTTTAAAAGTTTTTTTCTTTGTCTCTTCAGGTGTTTTTCCCTCAAGCAAGTTTTCTTCTTCTTGAATTCTGTTAAGTATCTCAAATGCGTCAAATATAGCTAGTTTTTTA